CAATCATGATTAAACTTATTGCATCACAGGTCAGCATTGACGCAGCCGCTGGCGAAACAGGCCGCCGCGAAATAACTGGTGTGGCCGTTCCTTATGACGTTCCTGCCGTTGTTTCTGATGGCACGTCAGTGATCTTTAAGCCGGGCAGCCTGCCAGTTGACGGCAAAGCCCCACGTCTATTTTTGTATCACAATGCCTCTATGCCAGTAGGCATTGTTACAGAGCGCGTGGACACGCCAGAGGGCATGATGTTTACTGCCAAGATTAGCGCCAGCACAGACGGCCAAAATGCCTTGATTATGCTGCAAGAAAAAGTTATAGATCAGGTGTCAGTGGGTGTGAACCCCCAAAAATTCTCGTATGACGAGGATGGCACAATGATCATTGAATCGGCTAGTTGGCAAGAATTATCGCTTGTGCCCATTGGCGCATTTGGAGACATGGCAAACATTGCCACAGTCGCTGCGAGTATCCCACAAGACGAGCCAGAAATAAGTACTATAGAAACAGAACCTACACAGGAGACAGAACCCATGAGCGAAGCAACCATCCCAGCAGTCGAGGCAACCATCCCAACTGCACCAATTTTTGCACAAGCAAAACGCAAGTTTGCCATGCCAACCGCTGGCGAATACTTGGCAGCAATGCACGCTGGTGGAGACACTTTCCACAACGTGAACGCTGCATACAAAGAAGCCGTGCGCGATCAGCAAACAGCATTGCAAGCAGCTGCAGGCGATGTGCTTACAACTGATACACCGGGTCTTTTGCCAGTACCAGTACTTGGGCCAGTGTTTCAAGACCTAAACTTTGTGCGACCAGTTGTCACCGCTTTTGGTGCACGCTCGATGCCAAGCACACCAAGCAAAACGTTTACACGCCCAACGATCACCACGCACACAAGCGCTGCAACACAAACAGAAAACACTGCAGTAAGTGCAACCACAATGGTAATCGCAGCAAACACCGTTACTAAAGCAACGGTTGCTGGTCAAGTCACGTTGACAATGCAAGACATGGATTTTACCGATCCAGCGTCAATGAACATCATCCTTAATGATCTTGCTGGTGAGTACATGATTGCAACCGACAACATTGCAGCAGATGCACTTGTTGCAGGTAAGACTGCATCAGGCTCGACATGGACTGTTAATGCAACCGACCCATCATCTTTGATTGAGTCTTTGTATGACGCAGCACGCGAAATTACTGAGGACTCAAACTTCTTCCCAACACACTTGTGTGTATCGCCAGACGTTTGGCAAAAACTTGGTCAGCAACTTGACGCAAACAAGCGACCAGTACTTGGTTACACAACTGACGGTGTGCTTGGTCAAAACTCAATTGGTAAAGTTGGCGGTCTTGCTTATACAGCAATGGATGTGTTTGGTCTCAAGCTGGTTGTTGATAACAACTTTGCCTCTGGCACAATGCTTGTTGTTTACGCACCGGGCTTTGAAATCTACGAGGCTCAACAGGGCGTTTTGTCAATTGCCAACCCATCTACGTTGTCGCGCACGTTCTCCTACTACGGATATTTTTCAACTTTCGTTGCTAAGTCTTCGTTTATTCAGGGCATCGTAATCGCTTAGTTCGTAGCGGAACTTACCGCTATGGCAACTTACTCATCAGCCAGCAAACAATTAATTTCTAACTATGCGTGCATTAGCACGTTGGAACAGTCAGAGATTGTTGTTGGCGAAAACATAACTGTTAGTGGTTTGGCTGCGCCGTTCTCAGGCACATTTAAAGTGCTTGACTTACCTCAATACGAGTTTGAGGGCGTAGACCCAACTACAGGCGAGTTCCAATTTAACCCTGAGGTTGCTCGACCTAACCAAATCATTTATGCAGCTACTGGCGCAAACGTCAACTACGTGGTTGATTACTCAGGCAGCGTTGTATATAACCAAACTTGCACTTGGATCAGCGTTGCGGATTTGGTGACTTATTTGGGCGTGACAATTACTAACCCGTCTGATGATTACACGTTGGCTACACAGTCAACTAACGCTGCAAATATGTTTTGTTATCGCCGCCGCCAAGAGTCATCTTACAAAGACTCTTTGTCTGTCTCGCCGGGTACGGATGCCACGCTAGGCACTTTGATGTATGCGGCAGCCCTGTGGCGCTCACGTGGCAGCATCGAGACAGCGTTTGCCGCGTTTGACACTATGGGCACACCAACGCAGCAGTCATTGACACCCATAGTTAAGCAATTGTTGGGTATCCCCCGACCAGCGGTTGCCTAATGCCTGCACCGTACACAGACCTGTTAAACGAGGCCATAGACGATATAGCAGCCACGCTAACGGCCGTTAGTGGTCTGAGGGTAGTAACAGACCCCACTAAACTTGTGCCTAATTGCGTGTTCTTATTAGCGCCTAGTTTTACGACATTTGCAGGTAACGGCAATGTTGTGGCAATGGATTTTCCGCTAAAGGTAGTTGGCTCTGGGCCTGCAGGTTTGCCAGTGCTACGCGAGATTTTGCAAGTTGCGGCAACGGTGCTGGCATCTAAAATAATTGTGTTATCTGGTCAACCCGGCACGATTGACATTGGCGGCGCGTCATATCCTTGTTACGACCTAACAGTAAAAGTGCAGGCACAAACCGCATGATCTATACCATTGCATCGAGCAAACTAGGAATTGTTGGTGACCCGTATATACCAGCTGCAGGCATCAACGTGGAAGCGCTACTGTCTGGCGGTTTCATCGTTAAGCAATCCACACCTAAACCTAAAAAACCTGCTAAAACTAGTACAGAACCTAACGAGGAGAATTAACCCACATGGCTAGTAGCACTTATCTCTCAAACCCAGTTTTGACAATTAACAGCGTTGATTTAACCGATATGTGCACTGCAGCCACATTGACCTATTTGGTCGAAGCGCTAGAGGACACCGCGTTTGGCACTAACTCACGCAGTTACACGGCTGGACTTGTCAACAACGAAGTTACTTTGACAATGTATGCCAGTTTTGCCGCCACAGAAACTTACGCCACTCTTTTCAATTTGGTTGGTGCAAAAACCAACGTAACCCTGACCCCAGCATCTGGTGCAGAGTCAGCAACCAACCCTAAGTTTATTTTGACTGGTTGCTACCTTGAGTCATTGCCAGTTATCAACGCCTCACTAGGCACATTGTCAACCTATGACATTGTGTTTCAGGGTGGCGCGTTGACACTTGACGTAACAGCACCATAACCAGAGCCGTTAAACGGCCCGACACGAAAGCAGGCTCATGAAAGTTAAATTGGAATTAGACCTACAAGACGGACGCGGCAAACGCGTCATGACCACAAACATGTTTGTTGTTTGCGAGTGGGAAAAACTAGAAAACCGCAAAGTTTCTGACGGCAAAGGCATCGGCTACAGCGACATTGCTTGTTGGGCGTATCATCTTTGCAAACTTGCTGGTGACCCTGTACCTGCAACTTGGCGCGATTGGGTTAAACAGCATCCAAACATGGATTTAACATCCGTAGATGAGACAGACCCAAACCCTACGGCGTTGGCACTTACCGAAGACAACTAGCAGAAATGCTGGTGGCAGTAGGATGGTGGCCAACGCACATCGAGTTTGACACGCGCGACCTAGTTACGGTGATTAGTGTTATAGAAAAGAACAACAAGAATAGGTGAGTTTCTATGACGGTCAACACAACAATTTCTGTGGTAGGCGTAAAAGAAACTATTAACGCACTTAAAAAGATTGACCCACAGCTGCAAAAAGACTTTAGAGCGCAAGCCAACGAGATTGCACAGCCAGCAATAAACGCTGCCAAAGATGTCTATACGCAAGTGCCGTTGTCTGGTATGGCATACAAGTGGAATAGTCGAGGCCGTCAACTATTCCCATTTAGCGTGGCTAAAGCCAAGAGCGGTGTCAAGTTGCGTATAGATACCCGGCGCAACGCTGTAGGCGTAATTCTGATTGAGCAAAAAGATCCAGCAACAGCAATCTTTGAGACTGCTGGCCGTGCTAATGCAAACCGTTTAGGCGATCAACTTGGTTTTGTTAGCGCTGGTCGCACACGTTTGATTGGGCCCGCTGTGTACAAAGCGCGGCGAGGCATTGAGGCTGAAATGCAA